TCCCATCCTTCTACTTTATTCAGTTGTGTTTCAGCATACATGCAAGGTCTACATCCTTCCTGCACGAATAAGTGAATCTCAGTCATTTTCCTTTCAGAAGATTGTGATAGTATTTAACTTCAGGATTGTCAAAGTCTTTACAACGAGGATAAAATACTCCCTCTATATAGCAAGATTTTTCTGGTTCACGATACACAACTTTGGGTGGTGTTTCACGAATACAGATTATATTACCTTCCAAACATGCCGTCAAAACCCACGCTGCTGCTCCTATCATCCTACTACTCTCCAACAGACGGTGGCATTACCTTTACTAGTGGATTGAATATGAGCAAAAGCAGCATAAGAGAGATCTAAATCAGCATGAGAATAAGGGCCACGATCGTTTACTCTTACAATAACTTGTTTCCCATTATCTTGATTAGTTACCCGAATCCTCGTGCCCATAGGAAGATAAGGATGAGCTGCAGTCCAACGATAAGCATCAAACCGTTCACCATTGGCGGTTTTTTGACCATGAAATCCATCTCCCATACCATAGAATGTGGTGATACCACAAGTTAATCCAGCAATCAAAGTTTCAATCATAAGGCACCTGCACATCTTTCTTCCACATATCAGTGAAGCACAACCAAGGCTCTTCTTTGTGTGACATTTCTGCCATCCAATGCTGACCATTCTCATCAATCGCATCAAGGTAATGAATGCGTGTCTTGGGGTCAATCGTGCGAGTCACATAAACAAACTTAACTTTAGAAGTCATACTTAGCCTCCGTTTCTTTCATACGCAGCAGGAATCCATCATCACCAATGTCACCACTGTAGAGATAATCAATGTCTCTCATAATCGTTGCCATCTTACGCAGTTTGGGAATCTGCTCTCGCAACACATCAATCACATCAGGGTCATGGTTAGGATACCATTTCTCACCATAGTATCCACTACCATCTTTTGCTTTACCATTATTCTCAATCTCTACTTCCAACTCATCAGCAAACTGTGATACCTTGTGGTAATCGTAACCACAATCTCCAAAGTGACCACCGCTCATTTTACTGCCTCAATTTCATCAAGTTTTTCATTCACAAATCCAGTCATATCAAGTGTGCGAGGGTCTACACCTTCATCAAGACAATCAAGGTGAAACTCCATCACAGCACCAAGAATCAGACATGCTTTACGCTTGTCATCCAGTGGTTGAGAAATGTAGCCGACAATGTGCTCGTAGAGTTGGTCGTAAGTCATCATTCTTGTGGGGTTTGATTGGGAACTGGCGGCGGTGGTGCCACAGGTGGTAGTATAACAGGTTGAGGTTGAGGAGCGGGGATTGTTACAGGAGTTGTTGCTTTATTTTCCAACTCAGAAATCTTTTTTTGTAAATCAGTGATATGTTGCTCGTATGTCTTATTAACTTCTTCTGCTGGTTTCGTTTGATTTTCGTTTGCCAGTTTCCAACCAGCAGCACCAGCAGCAAAGATACTTGCGAGAGCAGCAAATACAGAAACAGTCTTAGAAAAACTCATTGATAATCTTCCTCGTCAAAGGTAAAGTATTCGTAGATTTCAGACATCACACAATCCTCAATGCGCTCAGTAATAGCACTTTCGGTGGGATTCTCAACATGTTTGTGTGCCAGTCTATAACCACGACGCACACCTTGTTCAATTGCCATCTCTAAGATGACACGAGTTTTAGCTTTCATTCAATCACCTCCCAGTGAGCATCAGATTTGTCACCAAAACGATTTGTGCCAGTGCGAGTGCTGACCCAGAAAAAGTATTTACGATTCTCAGCGGCGAGAAACAACTCACCGCCAGTATCCTGCTCTACAATACAGACAGGATTGCCTTCCATTGTGTTAGCAAGACGATTCTTTGCCTTGCTACTCTTAGGTTTTACAACGACCTTTCTCATGCTTTTAGATGCTTGAGCAGCTCAGGGAAGTTTGCTTTACCATGTAATAATACACCAGCAACCACACCCATGTCAAGCAGGAAGAGTATTAGTAAAAATAATACGATGTATAACTTATCCTTATCAGAGGGATTCATTTCTTTTTCTTTCTGTCAATAACTTCAACATGTGTTAAATGCCCTGCAGGTGTTTGCATCCATCGTGCAATAACTTCGTCATACCATTCATATGTTTCTACTTTACCGCTGGCATAGAATAGTTTGTATTTGTGCCTGTCGTATGTTTTATAGCAACTCTGCTCAAAGTATTCTGGTGAGGACTTAGGAATCAGTTGGGTCATAATCTCTCCTGTAATACTCTAGGTTTCGTGGTGCAGATGTGAGAAAATCACAGCGAATCTCAAACCACTTCCAGCGGAATGAGAATCCTGTGAGTGAGCGACTACCGAAGCTAATCAGCAGCATTGGAAATATTTCTGTGGCAGGGTATTCATCCCACTGAATACAAACATCTAACAGTGCGAATATAGGATACGATGGCAGTAGTTGGAAATACCATTCGTGCCCGTAATCTTCGTAGTGGTAGTAGTTAAAGAGTTTCATGGATTCATCTCAAATTCTTCAATAGATGACACAGCAACTTCATGCTCGCCACCTACAAGATACCAGTGCTCATCATCACGGACACCAAGATATTTCATTTGATCTTCTGCGAAGATATTTTCACGCATTGCTGCTTGAATTTTAAGATGAATCAATTCAGATTTAGTTGGCATTTTCATTCTGCTAACCTCAATTTACGCTCAGGTGAAGGGATGTGAATAACAAATGGGTCATCATATGGATAGATGTATTCATTATACCACCCACAGCATAATGCTTCCCAAAATTCTGGGGTGTTATAACTATCCCAAGCATACCAGAAGATGTGAAATCCGTCAAGGAAAAGTTCCAGTTTTGTTGGTTCTTCAAATCTCATGGTGTTTCATCACTCCAATAATATCTCAATTGGTCGCCAGTAATGTTCAAGTGATAGATTTTACCATCTTGTCCATAAACACCAATCCACAGTGCTCGTTCATTCATACTTTCCAGGTGAAACAACTTCACTTCTTCCAGCACAATTTCATCTGGGTTTTCAGTCCAATTCACTAATTTAGTCATTATGCTACACCATCAGCACTATCGTTGAATTCTCTAACTTTTTTAAGAAATGCAGTTGCCTGCTTATCCAATCCTTCAATCAAATCCTCAATATCAGAAATGGGAATTTCATTATACTCACGGTTGAGATTCTCACAACGTAGAGCATCAATCATAGATTGAAATGCTATCATTTGCTGATGCTCTGGCGTAATTGGTGTGCCATGAGGAAGCCCAGAACATTCCATATTATAGTAATCATTATATCGTTGAAGAACACGATTACTTTTCTCTCTTCTTTCTGCTTCTTCAAGCATTTCTTCGTGTGTCATCATCAATCACCCAACATTGCACAATAGTAAAAATAGGAATAGCATTTCCTTGCTCATCATATTGAGGCAAAGGTTTACCATCTTCGCCCAACTCAAAAGGAGCATTTTGCTCCAAATAGTAGATATAATCGCCTACTTCTTTCTCTTCGATTTGCTCTTGAATACCTGCTAATGTAGTATATTTTGGGTTAAGATTCGGAAACTCCGTAGAAAGTGCTTTGTGAATATTATCCCAATCAGTTTTAGATAATGTCTTCATACTTTTTCAAAACATACTGAATTAAATTTACCTTTGATGCCTCTAAGTTCTATTTTAGTATGCTGAGAGTGAACATGCACATGCTCAACATAATATTTGTCGCCCACTATTAGAATACCAGTGGGGTCATCGTTAGACCCCCATCTTACTTGCTCTATAGTGCATCCGAGAAACTTTACAGTGTTTCCTACTCTGATTCTATCCATTCTCGCCCACCCAAAATTAGGCCATGTGTCTCTATATATTTGATTGAGACGCTCGTTACCATAATCAATCACCGTTGTGTTGTGATTCGCTTACATAGGTTGCTGGGTGATATTTAAGATACTCAAAAAATGTGAGTTTCATTTCTTTTTGTGTCATACCACAGTGAGCTGCAGCAGCAGGAAGTGTCATTGTGCAATTAAACAACCCCTCATTTGCCTCTTTGACATTTTGTGGAGTTGTTTTAACTGGTGGTTGATATAATGCTGCTTTATTGATTCTTAGAAGACTCATCTTTCCACTTGTCAAGGGTATCAAATAGTTGGTCTACGGACTTTAGTTTTTCAATGGCACACATCAATTCTGCAATACCTTGATTAACCATCGGGCGCTCGTTACGAGCAGCAAACGCAAGCGCATTACGCAGTGCTGATTGTGCTTCGTCAAGCGATTCTTCTACTTGTTGTGATAATGCCATCAGTCAGATGCTCTCCATTGTGATACTTTAGTGCGAACAGTTTGAAACTCTTCTACATGCTGCAGGATGCGATGTGCTGCTTCTTTTGCAGTCTCTTGGTCATTTTCATCCCAATCACAAACTTCAGTCCAAACCCAATAGATTTCGTCAACGATGGAATCTACTAAGCGATCATAATGTGTCATTTGATTACCTCCAGTTGACGCTTGAGTGATTGTTTACGAGCTTTTGCCTGACGCATCGCCTGGGGTTTTAGGGTGCGCTTCTGCTCTTTTTTAGAGTGATGCTGCCAGTTGGGCGTTGTCATCGGTCTTTTGCTTGTCCTGACACTATATAGGAAAAGCAATCGGTTGTCAAGCCATGTTCGAATTTTTCTTAA